GCTGCGCGTATTCGCCATCCAGACGCAGCGCGACGGCGCTGCAAAAACCTGCGATGTCTTCTGCGTCCATTTCCTTGACCAGCTTGTCGACGGACAAGAACACTGTCGTCTGGGTGGTTACTCCAAGTCCGTCGCTCATGCGGCCTCCTTGCTCAGAAGGTCGCCGAAGAACACACCCTTGGCTGTGAAGTCATCCACGATGCGATCGGTGTAGGCGATGCCTTGGGCGCGATTGAACAGGCTGGTAACGGGGAAGCCGTCCGGACCGAACAGCTTGCAGTCGCCCATCATGGCCAGCTTCTCTTCGTACGGGAGGTGACGCATCACCCGGTACCAAGCCTCCTGGAACTCTGGATCATCGTTCAGCAGGATCTGAACGCCGAAGTGAAGCTTGCAGTGCTTGCGTGCATCCGTGGCATCACCGATCTGCGTCATCTCGGCGATGCGCTTGTAGAAGGCAAACCACAGTGCGTTTTGATCCAGGGTGCGGTCCTTGCCCGGGCGCAGCGACACCACCACGAACTTCTTCTCGCGGAACATGGCAGTGAGCATGCCGATAGCTTCGGTGAGTTTGGTGGAGCTGTTCACGCTGATTTTGTCAGTCATGGCTGGACTCCCCCTTCCACTCAAGCACCGACTGCACACGCCGGATGAAAGCCTCTTTTGACTCATGGCGCGCAGTGACCAGCTGCTGGATGCGCTCCAGCTTGCGGGCAATGACATGGTTCTCCGTCCGCAACTGCGCAATCAACTCCTTGTCCACCTGAATCCCAGCGGCAACGAGGTCGTCGATGTTCTTCTGGTCGTCGTCGCCGACGAAGCGGGTTGGCTTATCCACGGCGCACCCCCAGCTTCCGCACGTCATCCAGGCTCTGGCAGGCAGCGCACAACCTCACCCCCGGAATAGCCAGACGACGGCCTTCCGGGATCTCCTCGCCGCACTCGCACTCAAAAGCGCTGATGCCGGTGTAACGGGGGATCTGGGCAAGCGCATGCTCGCGGATTTGGTCAATTACGATGTCGGCGTCATCTGCTACGTCGGCCATTAGAATTTCTCCTTGGCGGCGCGGCGCGCATCGTGGAAGGCCAGAACCTCTTGCATGCCGTTGTCGACCGCAACAATTTCCCGATCGAAGTAGGCCTGAGCATCCGTTTCGTCTTCTGGCGGAAGCTCTCCAGGGCCGGCGAGCGAGTTGTAAATCCACTCCATCCCTTTTTCGGCATTCTCTTCAATGACTGCTGCGCGCATGGCAAGGATGTAGCGGCCGAACAGTAGGTCCATTTCCTTGATGCGCATGCGGGCGACTTCGTTTTCTGCGATCAACTTGATCTCGCGCTCCGTCCACTTGGGAATCTCAGCCTTGAAGTTTTCCAACTCTTCCAAAGCCTCGATTACCTTTCTCCCCGTTGTTCTGCGCATCCATGCTGCCTCGTCTTCAGCTGGAATCGATGTGCAGGATTCGATGGCCTCGGCCAGTCGTTGCAGTTCGATGTAGTCAGTCATTGCGCGAACTCCTTGAGCAATTGGCGTGCGCCCATGACCGCACCTTTGTCGCCGGATGTGCGGCTTATATCCCTGAGCCATTCCAGCATCCGTGTGTTCTGCGCCTTCAGGTCGATGGCCATGCCAAGCAACTCATCCCCGTCAGCGTCCATGTCGGACTTGAGCGCTTCGCCAATCGCGCCAAGGTCGCAAGCGGCCGCCAGAAGCATGCGTTTGTGTGATTCGAGGTCTTTGATCAGGGCCAACACGCCTTCACGCGCAGAAACCATGAACTTGGCGAAATCGGCGGTGCATGCCTCGACATAGGTCGGCCCGTCGTAGTCATAGTCCTCGCCTTCGAGGCGGAATGGCTTGCCGTAGACGGAGTAAAAGCCAGTCGCGCCGCCGCCAAGCGATTCGCCTGATGGGCCGTTGAAGAACGGTTCGGTGTTGCTGTCCCAATCCAGATCGGCCGGGAATGCCTCAGCCAGACGTTTCAATTCGGAATGGTCGGTCATTGGGAAAGCTCCTGATTCTTGTTCTTGCCGAATTTCGCGAGCAGCAGTGCGCGGGCGGACTTGCCGTCGGCCGGAATGCCTTGCTGGAGGATTCGTGCTTGGGTTTGTTGGTCGGCCAGTTCATTGGCCAATTCGAAGGCGGACTTCTGGCTGTCGTGGCCGATGCCGGTGAGGATCTTGCCGTCGAGCGGCTGGCCTTCCTGAGCGCGACGGATGACGATCGCGTAGGCCAGGTCAAACCGTGCGCGCATCGACTTGTCATCCTGCTTGGCCGATCTGAGGTCGAAGATGCCCGTCTCATTGGCAGCGATGCGCACACCGTCGTGGCTGTAGGTGCCGATCAAGGCTTCCATCCACGCATCCGCAGCGGTCGGCATGCCGAAGTCTTCCGGCCCGGGCGTGCACATCGCGATGAACTCGCCAACGCTTGGGGCGAACGGCTTGCTCATCTTCCGGCACTTCTGGACGCCGAACTCGATCTGCTCCAGGGTGCGGATGCCGACGGCGGCAAACTCCTTGATCCATTCGGCCTTGGCAGCGTCCAGTGCTTCGGTCGACGGCCACGCTTGGCGCCATGCCGGAAAGATCCCGCGCAGGCGGCGGAACAGTTCGTTCACCACTTCTGCCGTCTGTGGCGTCACAGGAAGCGGCGCAGGACGTTCTATGACCGGAAGGTTGCCGACGGTAGCCATGAGCTGCTGAACAGTCTTCATGGCGACACCACAAGGCCTTCGGCCCATGCAGTGCTTTCGAAGTCCGGCTCAGCGCTTTGGCGGCGAACAGGAAGGCGGTGAACGTTGTTGGCGCTCGCCGCATCACGCTTCACCCACTTCACCAGCAGGCTAACCCAAGACGCCTGAGTCTCAATGCGACCAGATGCCGAGTAGTGGCAAACAAACGCGGCTGTCGCTTCATCCGTAAAGGCGTTAGCAGGAAGTGACATGCGGAATGCGTAAGCCTTCAGCAGCTTTTCGTCAGGCTTCCACTCAAGGGTCATCTCGCATGGGGACTTTGGGTCAGTCGAAGCTTCAGCCTCAGAAAATTCAGCTTCACTCGCGCTATGAGAGTTGTGTTGATCTTCTTCCCTTCCATTCCCTTCCCTTCCGGGGTCGAGGCCCTGTCTACTACTCGACGACTCCTCGTCGAGTACTCGTCGACCGCTCTCCGAATTTGAATCAGCAGAAGGAACAAACGCAGGGTATTTGAAGGTGCGCTTCTCGATCTTCTGGTGCTTCCATCCTTGTACGTGGATGTAGATTTTCCCCTCGGCGTAGTAGGTGATCAGAAGGTCAGCAGCAACCAATTCGCTGATCAGGCTTTCGACTGAAGCACTAGAAATGTCATCTCCAGGGAATACGAGGGCCTTAATGGTCCGCGCCGACATGGGATGATTTCCGCCGTCATCACAGAAATTCCAGATGCCTATGAAGAGAAGTCGTGCAATAGGGGTGCAGGACATAACCTGCTCGCTCGACCAGAACTCAGGTTTGATAGTGCGAATGCGGGCCATCACCTGACCCCCTTGACGCTGCTGTCGGTGTAGTTCATGATTTGCTCCAGAACTTAAAGCAATGTGAAACACAGAAACCCGACCTAGCCCGTCGGGTTTTTTGTGTCTGCGATTTAGCTGTCACTTTTGAGGCCCTCTTTCGGCACCAGCTTGAGCCCCTCTTTAGGGAACAATTGGCGCACTTTCCCTTTCGGTTTCCCGATCATTGCCGGTCCTCCCATTGCCAAAAACTCGATAGCAATAGCCTCGAGTACTTCTTCAATGCTTAAGCCTTTATGCAGCGCGTAAGCAGCGATCCTGGCCTTTGTTCCTGCGGCCAGGCTCTCGTAGTCAATTTCAGGCACGAAACCTCCAAAGGGCCTCTAGGCCGCGCTAGACTTCTGATCGTCCTTACTCAAAGCCTCGATTGCGCCGTTCTCTACGGCCCACTCGATCATTTCGTACAGGTAAGTGGCGTGTTGCATTTCGGCTCGCTCAGCAGCTCGAACGAGAATGCGATCAAGCGTTTTGTTGAACCGCACCTTCCGGGGTGTGTCGCGTTTGTGGGATCGGTCTGCGTACATAGGTCGTTCCTTGCGTGATTAGAAATTATTTAGGCGGCGGATCTTTTGGTAAGCGCTTGCGAGGGAAAGGGCCGCACTTCTTCGGCAGTAAAACTGCCGTCAGGGTGTTCAGTGACGTAGATGTCGCGGCCA